TGCCCTGGAGCCATCTTAGAGCCTCGGCTCGACTGCCTTATCAGCAGTATGTCGCACCAATTTCTTGATTTCCTGGAGCGCCCTCGTGATAGAGGGAGAACACCTGAATTGGTGCTCTATGTCGTGATTAACGATCACGCTAAGTCACTCTGCCGTTTGGGCAGGTGAACATCGTATCCAGGGATTTTGATGCGATGGTGCTTATCACAGCACCGGAGGAACCATGAAGAACCGAACCAACATTTACTATGGCGTGCGTGTCTTATGCACGCCAAGCGGGTGCGTCGAATCTCGGCCACAAGCCTTGAGTGACACTCTCGTTGTTGGGAACGGCATGGTTCAGGGGAATCATCACTCTCCTAACTCGTTCAACTTCACGAAAACCCTTCGATCTGCTCTAATCGGCAGCTACGAGGAACGTGAGTCGTCCGGGTCGCTTCGTCAGTCGTACGTGGGTGTCCTGCCTTTCTCCACAGACTACACTGGTCTGGGAGTTGTGCCGGACTTCGCGAACGTCTACAACGACGCTCTCGGTCAGATGAACGATCAAGTTCGTGCTCCAATTGACTGGACGACTAACGCGGCGCAAGCCTCGCAGTCAGCCAGCATGGTGCAGAGTGCCTTGAAAACACTCGCCCATGTTCGGCGTTCAGTCAGCAAGCTTGATCTTTGGGCTTGCTATTTGGCGTACCAACGGATGCGCCGGGATCCTCACCGCTCTTTCCAAAGAGCTGTGAGGGAAGCCGGTAACCGCTGGCTTGAGTTCCAGTACGGGTGGAAACCACTCGCACAGGACTGCTACAACACCGCAGTTGAGATGGGGCGTGATTTCCCCTCCCTCATGGTGTGTGAAGCCAGAGCGGTGAAGGTCCAAAGAAGCGTTCAGAGTACCAATCTCAACGGTATTCCTCGGACGAATATTCAAGACCTTTCCCGTAGGGTGCAAATGAAAGCTCGGTTTCGACCGAACACCTCGACAGCTGGTTTGCTATCGAACTTTACTACGTTGAACCCGGCCACCGTGGCCTGGGAGTTGACTCCGTACAGTTTTGTGGTAGATTGGTTCGTTGATGTGGGTGGCTACATGCGCAACCTGGAGACGAGTTTGTTGGCGCAGAGCGGTTTTATCGACGGATTCATCACCGAGTCCGAACGAACCGAGGTCCATTCTGACTTTTCGGGTACTTTCCGCAACTCCTCTTCTGGGGTCCGGGCAACCGGATCTGGGAAAGGGAGCAACTACTTCTCGTCGCTCAAACGCACCCGCCTGACTCAGTGGCCCCTTCCGAGGGTACCCACTTTTAAGGCGGATTTGGGCTCCACGCGGCTTTTGAATGCAGCCGCCTTGATCGCAAAAGAAATGCGCGTCAAGAGATAGCATTTTCCACTTGGGGGGCTTTGGCCTCTTATTTTAAACTCTTCTCTTTTGAGAAAGGATTTGCCCCTTATGGCAACTGCTACCAACATTATCCTCAACGATGCTGCGGCCACTCCGGTCGCCCATACGTTCCAACCCACCAACAAGGATGGCAACGTGATGAAGTGGGAAGAGCTGGGAGTCGCTCCGGCGACGATCGGCAACCGCTACATCACCGCCGAACTTGTGCGAACGCAAAGCCCGAGCAGCAAGACGAACTCGGGCGAGCGTAACAACCGAGTCCGTGTCACTCTCCACTGCCCGACCCTGGAAACTCTGGGGACGGACGACAACGGCATGCTGCCGCCGCCGACGGTGGCGTACATCTGCCGCGCGTCGGGTGGTGAGTACATCCTCCCTGAGCGCTCGACTCTGCAGGAACGCAAGGACCTGCGGAAGATGAACTACGAGCTGCAAAACAGCCCGCAGATCGTCGCAATGATCGAGCAACTCATTAGCGTCTGGTAAGCAGTTGGCGGCCCCAAAAAGGTCGCCTTCTACCCAACATCCGCCACGGGACCGACCGCGAGGGTCGGCACGCCTCTCCGGCGTGAGAAGTACACAGATCTACTTGGAGATATCATGCAAAAGGAGTTTTCTCCTGTTGGCAAAGTTTTCTTTGCCCTTTGCAAGACGGTTGATTCGCCTCTCTCTTTGGGTGCTTGGCTCCGTTTTAGGCATATGTGCCACGACGGGCTCGCCACCTTGGATATTGATCCGAGAGATTACACGAGCGCTGAGCGCTTCCGGGACGACTATCTGATTGTGTCCTTTCTGCGAAAGTGGAAGGGGCTCAAGACGACGTTCAACCTGGAGGCCGAGGCCCTTCGGAGTTTCACACTCTCCGAGGAACGCTGCCGGCAGACGAACTTGCGTCTCAAGAATTTTGCGACTGTGCCCTGCGGCACACTGCACGAGGTATTTCACCTCGCTCAGAGAAAAATCGCGAAGCTATTGGGTCCTTTCAGTCTGTTCGCCGTTAGCGAATCGTGTGGGTGGGGCCCCGGCGCGACGGTAGAAATACCTCGCAGCCGGGCGTTCCTCGACACAAAGATGTGTGAGCTGCCCATCACAGTTTCGAGAAGTGCGCGCGCTTTACTGCGCAACACCATCGAAACCGACCGTAATTGGTTGGAAGTGCTCCTTAAAAGTGAAGTTTGTGGCCCCGTGTGCCTCCTCCCGGAGGTGTTCGAGGTCGTCGACCACTGCAAGGTCACAACTGTGCCAAAAAGTGCGAAGACAGATCGCACGATCGCAG